CCTTTATCCAATTCAAGTCAGTCTGGATCTGAGCAAGTTTAGTCGCAAGATCCAATTGCTTGATTTCTTCAATCTCACGTTCCAGCAAAGTAACTCGTGTGACAAGGTTATCATGTGCCTCATCACGCGTTTTCTTTGTTTCTTTTCGCTGTGAATTTATTTTAAAGTAAATAAAGGCACAGCCTAAGATTACGATAATCAAAGGCCATGCCGCTGGAGCAACGAGAGGAATGATCTGTGATAGAACTGATTCCATCTGAAACCTCGCTTATGCTGTTCTAACCCAACGAATAACGTATTTGGAACGCATGCGGTTTTCATGTGATCCGCCACCACCTTTAGCAGCAGCAGACCATGTACCTGCACCATAACATCCATTAGTACCAGCAACGTTAAATGTAAACCATGTAGTTGAACCATTTTCTTCAACAGCAGCTGAAGCATTGTGTGTATGGTTTGGCAAGTTCGTTACTGCAGTATTAGCACCAACAACGTTACCCAATGCAGCAGAGAAAAGGTTTCCAGTTTGTTGTGACACAAGCACACTTTCTGTATTATCTGCTGTCCATGTTCCGCCCCATGTATTGTTTGGATTAAAACCTGTGTTTACTGTTTGATAGATTTCTCCAACAGGATGAAGCATATTTAATTCTTCTAACGTCATGCTGTTCTCCTCCATCTTTTAACACCAATGTATGGCTGCATATTATTATGTGCCTGGCCTCCACCAGTATTACGCCAAGTTGTGGTACCAGTACCCCATTGTCTTGTGTATGCCGTACTTGTATAGTTATGTCCGCATCTTAAGTTTTGTGTTCTTACCGTATTGCCGTATGAAGTAGTTGAAGTATTAGGTGTAAGTACATTTAGCGAAACAGTATGATAATGCGAAGGCATCTGTGCTGTTGTCAGCGTAACCGTGTCTGCACCAGTTAGCACACCGATGTTAGTAGCAGCGCTGCCGTTAGGACTGGATATAAGCACGCATGCATCAGTATCTTCAGTCCATGTTGTTCCAGCAAACGGCCCATACTCGTTAGGATTAAAAGCCGTATTACTGGTTTCATAATAAGAACCTATTTGGTAAATATCATCTACTGTCATTATGCTATCCTATGCCAACGTCTGCAGATTAAACTCTTTTGAACGTTGTTGTGAGAGGTTGAAGTATTAGAACAAGATGTAGTTGTTCTATCGCCTTGTTTAACGTTACCAGTAGTATTTGAACCATATCGGCAGTCTTTAACTGTTGAAAGATTATCATTACCCCAGTTGGTTCCTTTTTCTTTTCGTTCAATGTATCTATTAGTTGTGTGATTATGTGCAGGCAATTCATTAACTGTAGTAGCGTGAGTGATTTCACCACCAGTAGCACCTACCGTAGTACCACCACGAGTAACCTTACCAGAAGTATCCAATTCCCAAGTACCACCCCAAAGAACGTTAGGATCAAAATCCGTGCTCTTTGTAGTATAGTAAGAACCAATTGGATAGTAGTCAAGCATCACTGGTGCTTCATCTGTAAATACAGGCTGAATTATAACATCCTGGTCGCCAAATGTAAACTTGTTTCCAGACATTGTAGCACCAGTAACATTATATCCACTTAAGTACCAATCTGCATCAGGTGTTGGACTTATCTCAATCATGTCATGTTCAAAACCGCTCATTATAGGAGCGTATGCTGAACCATGCTCAGCAGACAAAATTGTCAATGAATGAGTAGGTCTACGGTTAATACCCCATATCTTTCTAATGTTTCGTCTTACCCAGTTTGAATCTTCTATCGTTCCAGTTACTGCTGTAAGAGAGTTACTAGCGCCAGAAGCAAATCCAAGCTGAAATGATTTACCTTGCCCGCCATTGTATGCACTAAGAACAGATGTATCACCTTTCCATTCCCAGCGAGCCCAGTTTAAAAAGTTAGAATTATCACCGCCCCAATATGAATGAGTTGTAAAGTTTTCACCTGATGACAACGGAGCATTATACTCATAAATGTTAGGTGACTCGGTATAAGATCCAACAAGAACCTTAATACGTTCAAAACCACGAGCAGGTTCTGAAAGTTGAATTGCTGACTTAGTCCATGTTTCATCACCAGTGGTTAGCAATACTTCTTCATATTGCTTATATCCTGAATCAGATGGTGGAACACCTTCAGATGCAGTGCTAGTGCCAGCAATGCGATTACATCCATAAACACGAGTAAAGAACTTGATGTTATTTGCTCTGTTAATTGCTGAGCCCAATAACCTAAGATTGTTTGATGATGTTTGCTGTATATACTGGAAGTTAACTGACTCAAGATGTTGTCCATTGTTTGTCAGTTTAAATACTTCCTGTTTATCCAAATAGCCATCATTTTGCCAATATCCAACTTCGGTTGTTTTTGCACGAGGCAAAGATGCAGTTGCTGGAAAGAAACATCCTCTTGTGTTTCTGTCAATCTCAAAAAACTCAAAATTAGTGACAGGCTCAGACAAGTCACATGCTGAAACCGTATCACCTGAGTAAAGCAATGTTCTGTTATACTTTTCCATTACTGATATTTAACTCCTATGATATCGGTTACACATTTTAGACGGCCAGGAATTGCATTCCAGTTTGCCATTGCGGCTGTAGTAGTCTGAGGAGTTGATACACCCCAATAGTTTGCTGTATTTGCTGAGCATTGGAAAGTAAGATTTGTGTTATCAACATCCATTCTAGTTTCAAACATAAAATAGCTACCGGCATTAGAAAAGTAATGTTGCAGACCAAATCCATTTTTCTCCGAACCATCTGAGTTCAGCGCTTGGAAGTAGTTGTATTCAATGCCATGCAATCTTCGTGTATCTTGCCAACCTACACCAATGATAATTTCATCAAATGCAGTAGTTGCCGATGCTAATGTACCAGCCGATACACCTATGCCGTCTGGGTTATGATACAAGCTGTATTCATATCTTCTAACAGGAGTAACGGGCGCATTAAAACTAATGTGCCCATTCCATCCTGGGAAAGTTAATGGCTTGTTATTATATGTTAACTTATAACTTTCAGCCATGTAGCCTCCTTATTTGTGGCCGAATCCAACAACCCTTGTTATTCCGAAAGTATTCATGTTGGTTATTGCTCCAGCTGAAGCATTACCCCATGAACGTTCCCATGCACCTAATGGAGTAATAGTAGAGTTCGTAATCTCCAGCAACCAGAATTTTTCACCCCAGGATGTATAAGTAGATGTACCCATGGCGAATCCACCTGAAATTTCCAATGGCGCAGTTGATCCGAATATATCCAATGTTCTAGTTTTATTGTTATCATTAGTGTAACCTTGAATGTAAACATATCTATATGAATTCAAGTTATCGTTCAAAGTCACAGAGAATGCGCTTCCAACCTGGTCGCCGCTCCATAGAACAGTATCATCAAGTTGCGGTTTAGCGCTAAATACCAAGGTATCATCAACCATGTCAATGCCAATGCCAACGCCAGCCGATACAGGCAATCCGCTTCCACCCCATGTACCACTGTTAGCAGTAACTGTGTCAATTACGTCAGTAGCAGATGCAGGCAATTCAGTTAAGAAACCAGAAGGGTTAGTTGCTGAATAGTAGTCACCGCTTGGCTGCAAACCAGATGTTGCCGAAGTGATTTCTTCAGTCCAGTCCTTACCGCTGATTACATCGTCTGTAATGTCAATGTTAGCACCAGCAGAGTATGTTGCTCCACCGCCAGCAAAGGCAGATCCGTTATAGGCACTGATATGACCATTGCCATCAAGTTCAAATGCTGATACATCAGCCTTGCCGCTGATAGCACTTTCAGGAACTGCAGTTAGATATGTTCCGCTCTTTTGCTGATATGCAGTAATTGCGCTGTATTCAGCCGGACCAAACTTATACATTATTGTGTTATTGCTTCCTGATTTGTATAATGCACCAGAAGCAAGATTTAGTTGAATAACATTGCGTGTGTTATCTGTTTTTCCATTACCCCAGATAAAGTCAGCATCACCAGCAATCATCCAAGGCGATTTTGCTGCTGATGTTGTATAGATGTATCCATAGTTATCAACATGCATCGTTGAGTATTGGTCTTTACCAACATACGGCAATGATCCAGAAGCGCTTGCATCTAATTTTGAGCTAAGTGCAGCAGCAACAGCGCTATTTGTGGCGTAGTCACCACTTGGCTGCAAACCAGAAGTAGCACTTTCTACTTCCTCATGCGTAGCAAATCCACTTACTGCTGATTCAGGTACTTCAGTCAAGTACCCCTGTTCTCCTACCCATTCCTGAGTTGCGTAGCCATCAAGTGAAGGAATTGCCGATGTATCAGCCTTACCGCTAACTGCAGAGGCAATAGCGTCATCAAAAGCTGAAGTATCCAGCTTCGCGCTCAAGGCTTCATGAGCGTCCTTATCATACACGGGAATAGCAGATCCCGCAGATGTAATGCCTGTAAATTTGTTTGACATTTTTAAACCTCTCTATTATCTATTCGTTATACATCAACGATTTCTGTATGACAGATCTTACCAGTCCAAGACTGACCAGCAGAATAAAGTTGGCTAACAGGTTTGTAATAGTATGTCGATGTTGTTGACCATCCTTCATTATATCCGCTGAACTCAATCTTGAATGGCGATGTAGAAGAAATAACGTTAGCCGTTACTGGAATGTCAGCCGTAGCATTTGCATACTGTGAAGTAACGTTATACTGATTAGACCAGCTTCCGGTTACTCCATCACGAATAATTCTGTATCTAAAGTGTGTACCTGTTCTTGCAAGATTCAAACGAACATTTGCGCTGAATGCTGAAATGAAACCACCGTTACCGAATGTAAAGTATACAGGTGAACCATAGTAAGATGAAACGCCTGATGTTGCGATTGATGACATGCCAGTAGCAAAGTACTGAGCTCCAGATCCGAAGAACAGTGGTCTTGTCATGTCGCCCAACAGCAAATTCTGACCAGGATCATTATAAATTGCTGTATTTGTGTAGGTACCAGCTTCATCATAATAGTTTGCTTCTTCAGTAGCCCAACCTGGCCATAAGTAAATGCATGAAAACTTCGCACTGTTATTATAGTTTTCAAATCTTGATGCATGTTGTGCTTTTTCTGGCAAGTACTGCCTAGGTGTTCCAAGGTTAGACTGATACTTCCAATATCTTGGGCGGGTAAATGTATCTGCACTAAATGTAAGCGTTCTTGCAGTAGACGGCACTGTGTAGTCAACCTTCACAACCTTTGTTTGCCAGTTAGCCTTAGCCGTTACATTACTATTCTTAAATGTTCCAGAGTTACCTGTAAGAGTTGCTCCTGTGATAGAATAGTTCTTAAATGTATATGCAGTAGTTGAAGGTGTTGCTGTCAGTCCAAACTTATCTCCAGAATAACCTGATGTAGGCGAGCCAGCTAGCGTTCCGCCAGTGCTTTGCTGCACAGTCAATGTATACTTCGGATCTTCATACCACGAAGGCTTAGCACTTACATCTGAATTTGTGTATGTACCAGATGTACCCGTCATTGTTGTTCCTGAAACGTTGTATGAGCTTAGGTGATGATGGTTGCTCTGAGGTGTTGCCGTAAAGTTGAACTTTGTTCCAGTATCACCGGACATAGGCGATGCCGCAAGGGTACCGCCACTAGTCTGGGTAATGTTCATTTCATATACTTCTTTTGCGTAATTCAGTTTCAGAAGGTGACCATTCACCAGGTAAGGATACTTGTGCTGAGTATCCTCCGTTGCATGTCCTGATGTTCCACTGATAAACATTAGATATCCTCAATGATTGGTGTATAAGGTATCGGTTCAGCAGTTGCATCAATGTACATTGTATGACCCTCAAGTCTGAACGCGATATTGCTACCAGCTGACAAATCAAACTCCCCTTGGAAGGCGTCTATGGCCGATAGAGCCGAGACGTCGAGTCCAATCTTATCGTTTGTATTATCTACGACTACATGGTTCTCGCCTGAGTAAACCTTACCCATCTGTCCGGTAACCGAAATGACGCCGCCAGAGATCTGAATGTTATCACCGGCACTGAGTGTATCTTGCTTGCCAGATGTTGCTGATGTAATGTCAGCAGTCCAGTCTTTACCACTGATAACATAATCAGTTACATTAATGTTTGCTCCAGCTGAGTATTCATTCTGTGGTACTGAGCTGACGGCAGAAGCGATATGATCATCTACAGTCTGCTTATCATAATAGTTGCTAAGATCAGCACTAATAACATCATTTTCGTTATCAACATTGATTACTCCAGCACCAGAATAGATCTTACCGAATTGTCCAGTAACTGCAATAACATTATTTGTGATGTCAATGCCGTTACCCGCAGAGTATTCGTTGGCGCTTGTCCATGCTTCCTCGTGAGTATTGATGTATCCTGACAGATTAGCGAAGTCCTGAGTCGTTGCGTAAGAACCAGCAGGCTGAACTCCAGTAACTCCGATTACATTGTTTGTGATGTCAATGTACTGACCAGCAGATAGAACGTCCTGTTTGCCGCTCATTGCTGAGTAGAACGTTGACGATGTTACGTAAGATCCTGAGATTTCAGCCATCGCTGATTCTACCATCGGTTCAATGATAGTCGGCAAGGTTGACTCATCAAATCCAATGATAGTTGCTTCCTCGTCATCTTGAACGAATGTCAACGGAGCTTCAACGCCCAACGGTTTATGGTTAGCGCTAATCTCACGAGAATCGTTGTTCACGACGATCGGTTCAATGCCGTTGTAGTCTTCACCTTTCGCATGAAGATTGAAAACAACAGTCTGACCAGAGGTTGACTGATTGACCTGAATGGTATCGTCACCTTTGATACCAATTGAGTAAGTATCCTCAACTGGTACCGGGTCAAGCAAGTCCTTGTCATAGCTGAACTTTTCTCTGCCATACATGTCGCACCAAACGAGCGTGTATGAGTAGTTTGCTGAAGCATAGACAGAACAGCGACCCATGTTGTCGAGAATGATCGGATTGGTATTCTCAACATTACCGGCAGGATCTGAATATGTTGTCGCTAGAGCAGTACGTCCTTTATAGTAGACGTATAAACGGCCACCCGCAAGGATGGTACCGTTATGGTCTTGAGCCTGATTAGACAGGCAAACTAATTCTGCTAAAAGCATCTTTCCTCCTTAAACAACATGGCAGATAATGCCTTGATTATGGTCACCATCGCCACGCTGAACAATTCTAATGTAATCGTTGAATGTGCATGGAGTCAATCTGAAGAAGTCACTGTCACGGTCAACCCAATCATGTCCGTATGGGTAATAGTAGAGTTGCTGGTTGAACAAGCTGTATGTCAACGAATCATACGGCGAGTTGACCCAGTTGTAATACTTCTGTGCGTGACAAACCTTACCAGGATAAGAAACCATCCACCAGACGTTGTTAGTGAACTTAGGACAGATCCTCATGCTAGCACCAGTATACTTATACAATGTATATGACTGACCACCTTGAGTAATGGTTTCAGTCTTATATGACGTGTTGTCAGATATCGACAATCCCTTAGGATTGTCAGCAGGGCACTTACCAACGTTGCCAGCATATTCAATTACTGTGTCAGTTGAGCACTTAATGAATGTCTTATTGTAGTTAGATCCAACACGGTTCTGCCAATATCTACAACGTAGTCCTTCGTCGTTACCGTAGAAGGAGTTATCAACGATTGTCCATGATGCGACAACTTCATAACAGTTATCATCATTGAACTTGGTGAATTCTATCGGCTGGCTGTTGTTGAATGTATTGCCCTGAAGATCCACGAACATCTTATAGATGTTATCTTCCTTGTATGGATAGATCTTGATAGTATTGTTGCTTGTGCGGCAATTTCTCATTGTCAAGAACTTAGCCTGAATACTACAGTTAGTCTGGAACTCACAGTTGTAGAACTGAATAACCATTTCCTTGTCATTGTTGTTTGTGACACGGTTGAATGTAATGTTCACAGAGCAGTTCCTCATGATTATCTGTTTCTTGCTAGTCCAGATCGTCTGAGCAGTAACTGTAGAATCGTTAGCCCACATAGCTTCAAATGATGGTTCAGAACCGAATGTAATGTTACATCCGTTTTCCATCGTAATGTATCGTGCAGTAATGTAAGCCTGTGCCGCAGTAACGTTCTTCAACCAAATATCAGCAGATGTACCCTTGGAGATTGACAATGTGCTGCAGTATGCGTTTCTCAATTCCGTTACTGATGCAGGGAACGAGATTGATGATACTGTTCTACCTTCAAGGTCAAGGTACTGAGCGCCGTTAGCACCCATTGCATTGATGTATGCAGTAGTACTTACGAAGTTGCTCAATGATAGACGGACAACAGACATAGAACGAGCATTTACGTTGTTCACGAAGTCAAGGCTGTCAGGATTGGTGAACCATTCATCCTTGAAGTCGCAGGATGCGAAATAGAGCTTATCTGTATTGTTCCAAAGCTTGGTGCCTTGAATGTTGCAGTTCACCAGTCTCAAGCGTCCGTTAGTTCCATAGGTTGCTGGTAGACGTGATGTACCGATGATTGTTTTCTGGTTTAGTTCATAGCTGTTGTTGATTTGAGCATTGGTGAAATAGTTTGTGTTATCGTAATAAAGTGTCTTGGCGCCGCACATGTAGAACCAAGCAAGGGTTCTGAACCATGAAGAGTGTGCCTCTGCATTTGGGTTTGTGATAATGAAATCGCAATTCCAATGTGAGGATGTACCCACGACCTTCAAGTCAGCAACTTCAAATGTATTGCGTGTGAAATATGTTTCGGCGTCAATGAGTACCTTCTTTGCCGTTACCAAATCAGTTGATGCTGCGGTATATGCACCTGGGATAAAGTAGATACCCGGAGCTGTAGGCTTCTGTGCAGTACCAACGGTAGCAACATAATTGAGCAGTGAGTTCATTGTTGACTCACGGCCAGGGTAAACGCCGTAATAAGATGACGGGATGTATTCGCCATCAAACATCAAGATCCATCTACCAACGTCAAGTTCACGGTTCTTAACGATGTAGCCGCCATCAGCGTCCTGAGTGCAGTTAGGATCCCATACATATGTTCGTGCTTCACAGTCTTTATCTGTCCAGTAACCCACAACAGTTACCTTACCTAATTCAGGATTAGCGTCCTGCAGTCCAGAGAAACCCGTAACGATTGTATCGTTCTTTGCTGCGTCTTCGTCCCATGCGCCATACCATTCGCGGATAAACTCCCAGCTAGCGACCGTGGATCCTGTTGCAGAATCGTAAAAGTCACCTTTGTATTTGCTCAAACGGCAAAGAGCCAGCTGCTTCACAAAATATGTATGCAGCGGACGGGAATTGACATCTAGAATGACTGGGTTAGTCGCAAGGATGTATCTGTCATTAGCAGCATCATAAGTATATACGTCAATAGGTGTGCTGCTGACAGGATCCCAAATGTCAATCTTTGCTTCTGGTACTATCTGCTTCTTATCATCTAGTATCAAATCAGATTGTTTCAAAATCGGAATGTAAATAGCCATTACATTTCTCCTTCAACGATAACTTTTGGTTGCGTTGCTTTAACTTGTTCTTTCTGCAGGCTCAAGGCTTCCTTCTCGATAGAAGCCTCTGCTTTTACGATCTCAGCCTGAGTCTTAGCCTGTTCAGCAGGATTGCTTTCCTTCAGTTGTGCTTCAAAGGCAATGCGTTCCATATCCTGTTCATGTTTTAGCTTAGACAAAGCAATTTCTCTATCAAGGCTGTAAGCGTTCAACTTCTGTTCGTTCTGCAGATCATTCAACTGCTTGGTAAGTTCTGCAATTTGCATATCCTTCTGCTTAAGTGTTTCATCAGCCTGCTGTAGCAATCCCTGAGCAGTTAGTTCGCCTTCAGTCGGAACAGGCACAAGCATATCGCCAAGGACAGACACATAAGGATTGTCTTGTTCAACGTTAATGTTAGCAAGCAATAGCTTTTGACGATCTTGGTCTGTAGTAGCCAACTGGACGTATTGCTGTAGAGCAACTCGTGCTTCCTGCTTTGCCATGGCTTCATCTGGGCCTTGTGTTACTTCAACTTTCAGCTTACCATACATTGGCTGTTGGTAGATATAGTCGCAAAATAGCAAACCTACCATAGACAGACTGTAGCGAAGATGCTGAATATAGTTGCGAACGTTATTATTGAATGTCTTGAGGTTGGTCAACACCTCAGTTGCTGTCTTTTCTACATTAGTTTCTAGACCAGTAGCTGGGATACCAATCACAGTATTGGTCAAACCAAGGGCATTTTGCATCAATTCAGATATGTCGGTGAACTCAATTTGGTTAGAAAGTCTTGTTGGAGGAGTAAGTTCGCGTTTTCCGTCGGCTGACCATCTGTGATACATCAGCAATGGGTTCATAGTCTTATCTGCGTTCTGGTAGAACTGCTCCCAACCTTCTATGGATTCGGCTTCACTGACCCATGTATTTTTTGGACTCTTAGCACAACGCATCAAAAGTTGACGATATGAATAGTTGATGAGTCGCTGGATGGAACGCATCAGTGTAGTAATGCCTTCAAATGTTGGTTTATCATCGTCCCATGTCTGTTCGCCAAATACTGGAATGACAGGAATGTATGAATAAGGCAGAGCGCCGTATTCAAGAACCGTATCGCCGACCATCTTATAGTAAGTCAAGTTCATCTTATCCTTGACGTAATATGTGATGAGCGGAGCGTATTCACGACGATCATATTCTTCAGTAATGTCAACTGAATGTGTAGCGCCATCGAGAATAATGTCTTGACCATACTGTTCTCGCAGCCATGTCTTTTTCTTCAATTCAATAATGGCACATTCAGTAGCGTCAGACGAATTGAGCTTGGTCGAGTTGGGGTCAAGGCGAACGTTTGTTACGTCAGGTAGAGAATAAAGCAAAGGCTTGATTGTTCCATCAAAGTCATAATCGTTAGAGAAGACCAGGACGCCTAGTCCAGTTCCTACGGCATTCGTCAATGCTTCAATGGTTGCTGTGCAGTTATCAGGATCATCTAGAAAAGCAACGCCTTTCTTTGTTAGATCATTGATAACGGAATTGTCCGTTGTAGAACGGAATTCCCATCCAAATTTGTGTGGTGAATAACTGTTTGTAATTGTTCTGATGGCGTTCTTGACGACGTTCAATGTTGCTTCTTTTACGTCTTCGCCAAGCATTTTCTTGTCATCATCAGTATACTGCTTACCAGAAATAAATGCTCTGTCCTTTTTGATATTTTCAAACAGAGGCTTGAAGTGCTGATATGATTGACGTTCAAATTTTCTGAACTTAGCAATGATATCAGTTTCATTTAGCTGATTTTCATCCATGTTTACCTCGTAGATGTTCGAGCACTCATAGAAGTGGAGTGCTACCATATCTATTTACGAGGAAGTGCTTTTGAACTGCATAATAAATCCCTCCCAGGCTGGAAATAGGAGACACACAAGAACCTGGGAGGGACGGTTTAGGATGAAGATGATTTCTGTTTCAAATCGTACTGGAGTTCAACTAATGCTCCTGATATCTCAGCGAGTTGTTCGCGGAGCTTCTTTATCTTTTCTTCTAGAGCATTTAATTGTTCTGTTGTCATATAGATATTTAGATATTTATCAGTCAACTACTCCATGAACATCATCGAGCAAATTTCCTGTCTTTTTATCGTATGCACAGCAGCGAACAACAACTTGGTCCTTGAACGGGAAGTTCTGAAAAACCCAAATTGTGAATAGGCGTTCAGCTAAGAGAGATCCAACCTTTGAAGGTTCAGGTGGCAATGGCAAGGATCTCAATACGACCTGTAGCCACTGTGAATAACGTTCAAACTTATCTCTTGACATAACGAATAGATTATGCGGGAATAGAATGTTTCCCTGCCAGACAAAGTTTACTGCGGTGTAATATTCAGGCCACTTATTGATGATAAACTCACATGCCTTATCAAACAAATCTGCAGCTTGTGGATGTGAATTTTTCCACAGTCCATTATTTGTTCCATTTACCCAATATGATGTATGATAAATCTTGTTAGGATCCACGACAACATGGTCAGTCTTCGTAAATGTTGGAAGGACAAGTTGACGGCGCTTCTGTGCCATACCGATGATATCGTAATCCATCAGTTTTGCTTCTGCTAGAATTTTATCGTAAGCAGCTATTTCACCAAGATAGGGACTGTCAGGTGCATCATTTAAGATGGCTGTGTAATCGTTTGTAGTCGGGTACTTGGTGAAAGGGTCATTAATGTCTGTATATGTGTAGAAAATTTTTAATGCCACAATGTGCCTCCTTTCTACTATTTATCAAGACACAAAAAGACGGGCCGTATGCCCGTCTAAGTAGGTGGACCCTTTCCAGTCCAAATCTATATATGAGAAAACTCCCCTGAGCGTCACATACGCAGCAGGGGAGTCACTTGTAGGTTTGCATGTATAGCGTCAACCTGGGAGGGTTGACCTTGAGTACTAGGCTAACTAAGCACTCAAGCTTGGAGGGTGAGCGGGAAAACAAAAGGGTAAAACACACAAACCCGCTCACCTAGTCTTTATCTTCGGTTGAAGGAATATGTCATATTCATTAGTCCATTGTTTAATTGTTTCTGCAGCACATGAGCCTGAACAGTTGAAAAGATCTTTACAGTAGTTAATCGCTGCTGATTTTATGTACTTAGCTTCAATAGGAAACTCGTCATTTTCAAACTTTTCCTGCAGGATCTCAATGCGTTTTGATGGTGAAATTCTTGTGCCGTATCTTGCCATAGATTTAATTTATTACTTTTGGACAAGCGTGTTTGAATAAACAGGCTGCATTGCAGCCTGTTGACTTTGGGGTAAAGCATTCAGCGGGGAAGGAAGATTTCCAGTCTTCGCAAATCCGAGCCACTGACCCCACTTCAAGGTTCCGCCGGCTGCCTTATACTGACGATAAGGTTCCTTATACTTAGCAAGTCCTGCACCGCCTTCCGTATGACGTGTATACTTGCGCTTCTGAGGCTGTGCAGCCGGTGCTGTATTTACCGGCATAACAGAAGTCATAAGGAACTGTTCCTGAGTTTCAACTGGCATCATCTTTGCGAGGAATGCGTCAATCCTAGGAAGATTTTCAATGGGTTGCTGGTCAAAGCTAGAAGCGAAAAGTCTGAGCTTTCTCTTCAGCTGGTCAATATAATTTGTGAGTTCTTGGTTGTTGGAAATTGCCATAGTAGGTTTCTCCTGTGTTTTGGTTTTTTTGTTTTTTCCTTTGTTGTTTTTTCCAATTTCCGAAAGTTTCTTAAAACCTTCAGGTGTTAAATTGTGTTTGTGACGCATTTTTGCTTTAAGCGCTTCATGCTCTTCAGGAGTCATGTTCGCATAACGTCTTTTATTTGCTTCTGAAATCTTTCTTGCTCGCTCGGCTCTTTGCTCAGGTGTAAAAGTAGGTTTCTTTCTTGGCTTTCCTTTC